AGATCTGTCTGTGGACTTATGGAAATGAGAGTCATAGATAACAAAGCCTTACTACTCAGGCTCCGCAATGAGCAGCAGGTCACGCAGGTCATACCTAAAAGTAAAGCACTACCTGATAACAAAGTAGTGGTTAATTGGGGTATTGACGAAACTCATGTGCTCAAAAACCTCGGTATAAACGCACCGTCTCCTATCGAAGGGCGGTACGAATGGACGGGTAAACACCAACCGTTTGCCCACCAAAAAACTACTTCGTCGTTCCTAACCCTCAACAAACGCGCCTTCTGTTTCAACGAACAGGGCACCGGCAAAACAGCCAGTGCGATCTGGGCAGCAGATTTCTTGATGAACCAAGGGAAAGTAAACCGTGTGCTGGTTATATGCCCGCTGTCGATCATGGATTCTGCATGGAAAGAAGATCTTTTTACCTTTGCCATGCACCGTACCGTCGATATTGCTTACGGTTCTGCTAAAAAACGCGCCGAAGTAATCAACAGTAGTGCCGAGTTTGTAATAATTAACTATGACGGAGTGGAGATCGTAGAGGACGATGTAGCAGCAGGTGGGTTCGATTTAGTAATTGTTGACGAAGCCACACACTACAAGAACTCACAGACGAAGCGGTGGAAGACACTGAACAGATTGCTTGGCCCTGACAAATGGCTTTGGATGTTGACAGGTACACCCGCAGCGCAAAGTCCAGTCGATGCTTACGGCCTAGCAAAACTCGTTAACCCGAAAGCTGTACCTCGCTTCTTTGGGTCGTTTAGAGATATGGTCATGTACAAAGTGACTAACTTTAAGTGGATACCCAAACCCGATGCTACCGAAACCGTCTTCAAAGCACTGCAACCCGCGATACGGTTTACAAAAGAAGAGTGCCTAGACTTACCTGACATTGTTTACACAAAACGAGAAGTTGAGTTAACCCGGCAACAGAACAAATACTACAAAGAACTGAAAGACAAAATGGTTATGCAGGCGGCTGGTGAAGAAATCACTACACATACCGCAGCCGTAAATATGAACAAGCTCCTGCAAATAAGTTCTGGTGCAATCTATACAGATAACGGTGAGACTTTAGAGTTTGACATCAAACACCGATACAAAGTGCTGCGTGAAGTCATAGACGAATCAAGTAAAAAAGTTTTGATATTTGTGCCGTTCAAGCACACGATCAAGTTGCTTGCCGATAAGCTACGCGCAGATAAGATCACCACAGAGGTCATTAGCGGGGCGGTCAAGGCAACAGATCGCACGCGCATATTCAAAGACTTTCAAGAGAAGAGTGACCCCAAAGTATTAGTTATACAACCACAGGCGGCAGCGCATGGTGTAACGCTCACCGCTGCTAACACGATAGTGTGGTGGGGGCCAACAAGTTCCGTCGAAACCTACGCACAGGCGAATGCTCGTATCCACAGAGCGGGTCAGGATCACAAATGCACAATCGTGCAGTTACAGGGATCGCACATCGAAAAGCGTGTGTACGCATTGCTAGACAATAAGATCGACACGCACACAAAAATCATAGATTTGTACAAAGAAATACTTGCGTAAGCCACAAGCTGCTATTACTATGCAGTCCTCACCATAAAATACCACTATGGGGATGCAAATGGATACGAGCATTGAAGGCAGCACTCTGCCTATAGATAAGTTAACTAAGGTTTTCTTCAAGATAAAAGAAAAGCGCGAAACATTGAAAGCAGCTTTTGACTCTGAAGACCGTGAACTGGAAGCGAAACAAACTAAAATTAAGGCTGTTCTTTTAGATCACTTGAAGGCCACAGGCCAAAAGAGTGGTAAGACTGAAGCAGGCACGTTTTATCGCTCAGTGAAACAACGGTACTGGACAAACGATTGGGAGTCCATACACAAATTCGTACTAGAAGAACAAGTGCCAGAGTTTTTTGAAAAGCGTCTGCATCAAGGTGCCGTGAAACAGTTTCTTGAAGACAACCCAGATAAGTTACCCAAAGGACTAAACGTAGATTCGGAGTACGTCCTTACGATGAGGAAGTCTAAATGAATACACTGGTGCCAATCGAAGACGTAGCAAAGCATTTTAGCGTGAGTCTATCCACGGTTCGTAAATGGGCGCGTGATGGAGTCATACCAGAAAATATGTATGTGAAAATAGGACATACCCAGCGGTTTGACCTAGATCGTGTGGCAGATGCTTTGATGCGGTACAAAGAAAAAAGCTCATCGGAAACCTACGAAGTAGCGTATGTGGAAGGTGGTTTTGGTGATGTTGATGACGACATCTAATGCACCGGATAAGTATTCAAGGAGGTAAGTTTTCTGGGGCGAAGAGCGGCACTGAAACTACGTTAGATGTAGTTATTGTAAATGCAGGGCCAGTATCACGTTCTTATTATGCGGGAGAGTTTGACCCGCAGCTTACAAAATCTCCTACATGTTGGTCGGTAGATACACAAAGACCAGCGGCAGAAGTGCCAGAGGATCAGAAACAAAGTTCGAGATGCATGGATTGTCCTCACAATATCCGTGGTTCTGGAGCGAAGGGGGGTAGAGCCTGCCGATTCTACCAGCGGCTAGCAGTCGTTGAAGAGTCAGACTTTGATACGGTGTATCAGTTACAGGTTCCCGCCAGCAGTATATTTGGTAAAGAGGCAAGTAAGAGTTGTATGCCCTTGCAAGCCTACGCCAAATTTTTGAGTGGGCATGGCACACCGTCTATGGCGGTTGTCACCAGAATTAGTTTTGACGAAAACAGCAGTGTGCCAAAACTTTTTTTCTACCCACGAAGAGCGTTAGAAGAAGAGGAACTAGAAACGATTAGATTGCTAGTAGATCAAGACGATGTACTAGAGGCGATTACAACCAGTTTTGTGGTTGAGTCACTGTTCAATGTAGCGGAAGGGTTCAATATAAATAGCCAATCAGGAGACCAAAATGGCTGAAGATTTTATGCACTACCAAATGACTAATGTGGAGGCGTTATATCCAAAACTTGATACTACATACAAGTTTGATAATCGCGCTAACGGAGGTAGAGGTGGTTCTGTCAAGTGCGATGCACTGGATGACGGTGCCGAATACTCTATGTCGTTTTTAATGGCTGAAGCAGAAGCTAAAGAACTGTACAAAGCGATGAAGAACGCTTACAAGCAAAAGAAAGAGGACAGTTGGCCCGACAAGTTCCCACTCCCATTTAAGAAACAGGAGGACGGTAGGTTCTTAGGTAAAGCCAAGTTGAAAGGGGCATACGGCACCGATAAAACAACACCCCCTCTGCAAGTGGACGCAAAGAATAACAAGTTACCAGCAGACTTTCAGTTGACCTCTGGTAGCATCGTGAATCTTGCGTTTACCTTTGTCCCTTACAGCGTACAGGGCACCGGCGTTAGCCTACGTCTTAACGGCGTACAGGTTATTGATCTCAAGCCAATGCAGTCCCGTTCACCCTTTGGTGTTGTGGACGGTGGGTTTGTGGCCCAGCCGGATAACCCGTTCAGTGATACCACAAAAAGCACCGATGTCGAGTTGGAAGATGACGACTCAGATGACATCTTTAATTCTGTTGAGGAAGAAGCCCCAGCACCGAAAGAGCCTAAAAAGGTTGTCAAGAAGTCTGCCCCTGCACCCACAGACGATGATGACGTTTCCGCTCTGATTGAGGAGTGGGACGACTAACTTAACGGGATACCCACTGCGGCTAGGTAACACCGAAAAGGGTGTGGCGACACCCCTGCCGCAGTGTCTCTTGATGTCTAACACGTTAGACATTTTGGAATTTTACGGGTGCAATTATGGATACAAGAATTTTCTTGCGGAAGATTCTGCCCAGCCAAGGAGTATACGTTCTCTGGTGCAACAACACAGAACTTAAAAGACACACACGAACACTGTCATTTGAGGATATAGATGAGTTAGCAGCGCAGGCAACGGGATACGACGATAACGGTTGGGACGCTTATTTCGCGTTGAGTGCTTTCAAGGAAGAAGGCACTCGTAAGGCAACAGATGCTTCACATATCAAAGCTCTGTTCCTTGACATTGATGTGGGGGAGGACAAACCACACACTAGCAAGCAACACGCACTGCAAGAGCTAAAGCGTTTTTGTAGCGTGTTAGACCTACCTAAACCGATGCTTTTGGACTCAGGTGGTGGGATACACACCTACTGGGCATTTACGGAAGACGTAAACATAGCGGACTGGAAGCCGGTAGCTGAGAAGTTCAAGGCTTTATGCGCCGAACACAAGTTTCTCATAGATACAGCAGTGCCTGCGGATGCAGCTAGAGTGCTACGCATATTAGGTACGCACAATTACAAGTTCGATACCCCCGTACCTGTGAAGTTGTTACAGGATGCCCCTGCCGTAGATTTCGATTTTCTCGCAAATCAGCTGGGTTGCGATTTGATACCAGTTCCTGAGAAAGCGGAGGCGGTCTATGAGCCACCGCCAGACAGAATCTTCAGCTTCAAGAATATCTTAGCAAAGACGCAGGCGGGTAGAGGATGTGAGCAGCTACGTAGCATCGTGCTGCACCA